CGGAGTTATTTAGGTGGAAATGATTATAAAAATGGATATTATTTACATAGATACATACTGGAATCACCAGAAGAATATGATGCAAGGATTAGGCATACCCCTTTAGACAATCATTGTAAAAATGTAGTACAAATTTATACAAGCTTTTTATGGCGAGTGCCACCGACTAGAGACTATGGAAGTTTAGACGGAGATGAGCAACTACAATCCTTTATTAAAGATGCAGACCTAGATGGTAGAAGTTTTAATACTGTTATGAGAGAGGTGCAAATGAACGCATCTATTTATGGCAACTGCTGGGTGATAGTAGACAAACCACAGACTACTGCAAAGACTAGAGCAGAGGAACTGGCTCAAGATATTAGACCTTATGTTTCAATCTATACACCAGAGAATATAGTTAACTGGAATTATACCAGAGCAAGTAGTGGTAGGTTTTATTTAGATTATTTAGTAGTGGTGGAAGATATTAATGCAGAAAGAGCCATATTAAAAGTATTTACAGAGGAAACCATAAGCACTTATGAAGTAGAAGAATATGATAAAGAGTACTCAGAGGGAGATTCAAAGCTAATAGAGGAAATACCAAACCCAATAGGAGTTATTCCAGCAGTTAATGTTTACAACCTAAGAGGGAACAAAAGACCCATAGGGATAAGTGATTTATCAGATGTGGCATACTTACAACAATCTATTTATAATGATTATTCAGAAAAAGAACAATTAATAAGACTGGCAAATCACCCTAGTTTAGTAAAAACACCAAATGTAGAAGCTTCTGCTGGTGCTGGGTCTATTATAGAAATACCTGAAGATATGGATAGTGCTTTAAAACCTTATATTATCCAACCTAGTGGTCAAAACCTAGATGGTATAATGAAATGTATACAAAACAAAGTAGATGCGATTGATAGAATAACACATATGGGTTCAGTAAGAGCAACAAGTGGTCAGATAGCTAGTGGAATAGCATTACAGACAGAGTTTCAGTTATTAAATGCTAGATTATCAGAGAAAGCAGATTATTTAGAAAACGCAGAGGAACATATCTGGAGTTTATTTGCTAGATGGTTAGAAAAAGATTTTGATGGTTCAGTTAACTATCCAGACACTTTTGATATTAGAGACTGGGCGAATGATATGCAATATCTACAAATGGCTAAAGCTAGTGGAGTTAAATCAGAAACATTTAACAAAGAAATAGATAAGCAGATAGCAGACACAGTTATAGATGATAATGATAAGATAAAAACTATTAATGAAGAAATTGACAACTCAAGAGCAGTTAGGGGTCAGTTTCAAACCACTAATGTAGAAGGAGTTACAGTTGGCGAAACGGAAGAAGAAGCGAGTACCTAAAGATAAAAAGACCAAGATACCTAAAAAATACTTATCAGGGTTAAAGGGTTCAAAACGCACTATGAGAGCAAGTTTAATTAAACAAGTGAGTTCACTATACAAAAGTGGTGCTAGAATACCACTATCGTTATTAAAAAGAAGAACGAGGGTATAATGGCAGTCAAAAGAAAACCTTTATCAGCAACAACACTAAGAACACTAAAAACAAAAGCAAAGAAATCTAAATTATTTAATTTAGCTGATTTGAAAGCTAGTTTCCGAAGGGGTCAGGGTGCATTTCTTAGTTCTGGTAGCAGACCTAGAATACCAATGAATGCTTGGGCTATGGCTAGAGTAAACAAGCTTATAAGCAGAGGTAAGTCAGGAACATTTGACAAGGATATAATTAGAAGGGCTAGTAAACGAAAGAAGAAAAAGTAATGGCTATATACAGAGGTAAAGATGTAAAACTAAACAAACCCTTTAGATTATCAACCACAGAATCTAAAAGAAAAAAGTTTGGTGTGTATGTTAAAAATAAATCTACTGGGAAAGTAAAGAAAGTTACTTTTGGTGCAAGGGGTATGAGTATAAAGAAAAACAACCCAGTTAGGCAAAAGTCTTTTTTAGCTAGAATGGGTGGTGTATTAAAAGAAGTTAAAGGTCAAAAAACCTTATCACCAGCTTACTGGTCTATTAGGGCTTGGAAAAAGAACTTTCCGTTATAATGAATGTCAAGGATATTAGAAAAATTAGCTGACCAACACGAAGAACGCATTATCAATGTGTTATATAAGCTTGAGGAAGATGTAATAAAAGAAGTGAACAGAGCCACTAAAGGTCAACTGGTATCACAAAGAATAGCAATACAACTACAGCCTAAAATAAGACAAGCAATAGAAAACAACTTTCTTAATGAAGCTGATTTAATTATTAATGATGAATACAACAAGATTGCTAAAGAAGTCTTAGATGAGTTTGGAGAAATGCCAATACCAAACAAATTTAAAAGTCTTACAGAAGTAAACCTATCTACTATTAATGCACTAAAGTTTCA